CCTCGACCGGACCCTCGACCGGACCCTCGACCGGACCCTCGACCGGACCCTCGAGCCGAACCTTGGGCCGAACCTTGGGCCGAACCTCGACCGGACCCTCGACCGGACCCTCGACCGGACCCTCGACCGGACCCTCGAGCCGAACCTTGGAACGAACCTTTGGCCGAACCTCTCGATTTAACCCTCGAAAAATACAACGTCCCTAGACCATGTCTGAAGACTACGCAACAGTACCCCAGCCGATCTTGGCTATGTATTCCGAGGCGTGCACCACGCACAATCGCTGGAACGGCCTCAACGAGACAGTCCGCAATTTAGTCCGACCCAACAGCCCGAGTTTCAACGGAGCTATTGGCCGGGGCCAGCCCGCTGCCCAGCGGATCTACGACTCCACTGCAGTATGGGCCGCCGAGCAACTCGCGTCCGGCCTGCACTCCTACATGTCCGACCCAGGGACTCGTTGGTTCCATCTTGCTCTTCGCGGCGTTCCCTTCGAGGGCCTTGCTCCCGAGGAGGCTGAATGGCTCGAGCTCACGACAGACATCATGTATTCGTACTTCTTGGACCCTCGGTCCCGGATGGATCAGTCCATGATAGAGATGTACTCGGACGTGTCGTCCTACGGAACCGGCATCCTGTTTCGCGAGTGGGACGACAAGGTCAAGATCCTGAAGTTCCGCGCGTATCCTCTTGCTTCCTGCAAGATCATGGAAAGCGCTTCCGGCATGGTCGACACTATCTTCCGGGATATGATGATGACCGTCACCCAGATTCAGCAGGAATTTCCGAACGTGGACCTTCCGGCTAATATGACATCGGCAGGCGTCTCCAAAGATACGCTCTACAAGGTGACTCATGCAGCTTATCCGAACGAGGACCACGTCACTTCCGTCTACGTTCCAACCAACATCTCAAAAAGGTTCGTCTCGGTTTACTTCATCGAGGAGTCTCGTCTTGAACTACGACGTTCTGGCTACGACTTGTTTCCGTACATGGTTCCTCGTTGGACCACTATGGCTGGCGAGATTTACGGCCGTGGACCAGCTATTACCGCGAGCCCTGACATTGAGCTGCTTCAGCTCATGTACAAGGAATTGATCATGGCAGCCCAGCTCGCCAATCGTCCGCCCATGATTTTGGACGACGACGGATACACGCTCCCGATCTCCTATGTTCCTGGGTCCTTGATCTTCAAGACTCCTGGAACTGAGAAGCCGGAGACCCTGAACCTCGGAGGCAACTTCGGCATCACGCTTGAGCTGCTCGAGCAGAAGCGAGGCCAGATTGCGAAGAGTTTCCATGTGGATTGGCTTCTTCGTGAAAAGAAAAAGGAGCGCCAGAGTGTCCATGAAATTTCAGATGACCGGCAGGAAATGCTGCGCCAGATATCGTCACCTCTTGGCCGACTCGAAGCTGAATTTGCCAGCCCTTGCATTCGCGGAAGTTTCTTCCTCTTGGACCAGGCAGGAGTCCTCCCTCCACCCCCGGACTCTCTCAAGGGCCGACCTCTGGAGATCATTTACAATTCTCCTGCAGCCAAGGCCAAGGATTCGTCCAAGGCTCAAGGGATCACCCAATACCTCGCGGATCTGGCTCCGATGGCTTCTATCAACCCTGAGATATACGACGGGATTGATTTTGCGCAGGTTGCTCAGGTCCAGGCGGTCTACCGAGACGTGACCCGCCGCGTGATCCGCAGTCCCGAGAAGGTCCGGCAGATCCAGGACGACCGTAAGAAGGCCCAACAAAACGAGCAGCAGACGATGCAGACTCAGCAGATGGGCCAGGTCGCCGGTGCCTTGAAGGATGTAGCCACTGCCCAGGAAAAGGGCTTGGCAATGTAATTTATGGCAGAAAATCAAGTAGACCCAAGGCTCTCGGTTCCAGAGCTCACCCAACAAGTATTCGACAACCCGTTCGGCCACACCCTTCTCACGAAGTGGCTCACCGACTCCGGGCTCACTGACTACGACCTTCGAGGTCCCAAGGACCTGGAGTACTATATCCGCAAGGACGAGAACCACCGCAGGCTGTTCTCGATCATCAAGATTCTCGGGCTCTCGGAGGATGACATCCTCAAGAAGTCCATTGACAACGCTGAAGAGTACGCTCGGAAGCAGGCAGCACAAAGAAACATCAAGACATATGAGTGAAACCACAGGTCAGACAACCACGGAAACAGAGGGAAGCGCAGCTGCGTCCACTAGTGTTCTAGGTGGAGCTGGTAGCCAAGAAGGACAATCCGCAAGCTGGATCGAATCCCTGGACCAGTCCTACCGAACCGATCCAACGATCTCCGGCATCCAAGCCGAGACTATGCCAGAGGCTTTGAACGCCATGGCCAAGATGACGCAGAACGCACAGAAGCTCGTCGGCGTAGAAAAGTGGCCTGCCTTGAAGGCCGGCGCGACTCCTGAGGAAACCAGAGCTTGGAAATCCCAGCATCTTGGGGCCCCAGCCACTCGCGAGGAGTATCTCCCGTTCAAGGAGTACCAGACTGGTATCGACGAAGCCGGGGAACCCCAGCTCCTTGCGATCTCGGAGGAGGATTCCGCTCTCGCCCTTGACGTAGCCCACGAGCTCGGACTCAACCAAGCCGACGCTCAGAAGCTCGCTGGAACCTACGCCCAGAAGTTGCAGGAAGCCAAGGTTTCCAACGACAAGCTTCTCGACGACAAGCTCGTCAATGACATGGCTGGTCTTCGATCGGAGCTAGGCAATAATTACCAGGTGACTTTGGATTCTGCTGAATCCGCTCTGAACCGCTTGGCCTCCCAGGACCTGAGGACCATGCTCGGCAACTATCCGGAGATCACCAACAACCCTGAGTTCATCAAGATATTCGCGGAAGTCGGCCTCCAGATGCAGAGCGACCGATCGGTCAACGGCGGTCGTCCGCCAGAGCCGGGGAACCCTGTTCAAGCCAAGGCCATGATCGACGAGATCAACAGATCCCCTGATTATGCCAAGGTTTTGAATGGCACTTCGGACCCGGCTACAGCCACTCACCTCAACGGCAAAATGGACAGCCTCTATAAAATTGCTTACCCCGGTACTCGATAGACTTGACTAAGTTGTAAAAAGCGAGATAGCTTCGGCGTCATCAGGGTAGCCATTGGTCCTGATGACGCCATTTTTATGGCCGCCTGGTGACGTAAGCACTACCGGCAGTCCTTCGCGGGGTAGCTCCAACCAACCGTACTCAACCACAACTCTAAGAGGACTAAAAAACTATGCCGGAAGGAATTTCTTCTGCAGGCGGTACCGGAGCATCAGCTATCGAGGTCGCCTTCATTCAACGCTACAAAGACGGCTTCGAGCAGCAGTTCCAGCAAATGGACACCAAGCTCGCCCAATACTTTGATGTCGTGTCTCAAGCATCCGAGTTCGAATACTACGACCGTATCGGTCTAGCTGAAGAACTCGTCGAGGTGACTACTCGTTACCATGACAATCCCGTATCAGAGATCCCGCACGATCGCAGACGCATTGGCCTCCGCGATTTCGAGCAGGGTAAGATGATCGAGCCCAAGGATCTCGTCCGCATGTCGAGTGATCCACGCAACGCATACACCATGGCTTTGAAGGGTGCTGCTCATCGCAAGATGGACGACATCGTCATCGGCCGCATCTTCGACACGGCCAACGTCGGTAAGAAGGGTGAAACCGTTGTCAACTTCGTTAGCGCGACTTCTGGTAAGATCACTGTTGGTGCTCTATCCTCTGGTACGTCTCGTCCAATCACCACTGCTGGGGACTATACCCTAACTGCTGGCGATTACGAAGGTATCGACATTGCAGTCGACTACGTCGAGTCCGACGAAAACGCCGGTGGTGGCGCAGGTGTCGCAACGGCTCAAGGGATCTCACTTGGCAAGCTTCGCGCGGCCCGCCGTACCATGGAACGTCTCGAGTCCATCGAAGAGGGCGAAGTCCTCGACGTATGGATCACGTCCGACCAGTCGGCTCAGTTGCTCAAGATCCCTGAGATCATCAACTTGGACTACACGACTCGCGCCGCTCTCCAAGAAGGCAAAGCTACGACCTTTATGGGTTTCCGCTTCCTCCGTTGCGAGCGTCTCTTGGGTGCTGGTACCTCTGGCGATCCCCGCCAGTGCATCATCGCCAAGAAGCAGGCCGTCAAGGTTGCCTACGCGAAGGATCTCACATTTGACATGTGGAAGCTCCCAGGTAAGCGCAACATCCCGTACATGTACCTCAGCCTTGGTATGGACGCCGTCCGTATGTGGGGTGAGTGCGTGATCCGCCTCAACTGCCTCGACGCTGTATAACTCTAAATTGAAAGGAAAATAAATTATGGCAGCTATTGTATATTCCACCGCCCTGAAGACCACCGCGCTCGCTCGCGTTGCCGTCGCCACGGATGACAGGTTCCTCAACCCTAACGAGCAAGGCGCTCGGGTCCGGGTTGCGGAGATTGACTTCGTTGCAGATGGCGCCGTTAGCACTCCGGTCATCATAGGCAAGTTCGACAAGCCCGTTAAGCTCCTGGACATCGTTCTGCTTACCGACGACGACGGAGTCGCAGACTTCGACGCCGGCGTAACGCCGATCTCCTCGCCAGTGGACACGAACCAGAGCCTAGGCGTTGCCTTGGCATTGGCTACGGCAACTCCATTGCATCTGCCTCTGGCGATCAACATGGACATCACCGCACCCAGCTACGTGTTCGTCAGCCCGCAGACAGGCACCATCGCAAACACGAAGTACCTGAAGGGGTACATCTTGTACGTCGACGGCACCTAAGCGAGATACACCTTGCAAATCTCAAGCCTCCGTCCAGTAATTTGGGTGGAGGCTTTTTTATGACAGTTCTGGAAATAGTAAACGACGCACTCTTCGAGGCAAAGCAGTCATCTGTTACCCAGGAGGAATTTGACAACGACTCAAACAAGTCGGCCATTGGATCTTCGGCCCGTTACGGCCGAATCAAACGCCAAGTTCTTGCCAGCTATCCCTGGAAGATAGCCCAGCGAGTGATCAAGATCCAAGCCGAAACGATAACGGAGTCTGCGGCCGACACGCTCTACGGAATAACTCTTGCCGGAGCCGCCAGCTATTTGGGTGACACGTTTCGGCTCTACTTGAAGGAGACCGGCGTTTACTACGTCGCCCCGGTCAACAAGCACATTCGACAGTACGTTATACCCGAGGACTCGATTCGTGTTCGTATGGTAGCTGATGTCCACGACGACATTATCCTCTCGAACGTTGCAGGAGGCTATATTTTTGCGGACGAGTCGGAGGTCTACCTTACTTATATCTACGACATCGACGAGGGGGACATCGACGAGACTCTGGGAAACGTCATCTCTTTGGCTCTGGCTACTTCCCTGTCCAACTGGTTCGGTGAAGCTGACATGACGGACGCCCTTGAAGGTCGATTCCGCAGAGCCTGGAGGCTAGCCAAGAACCTAGACGCTCAGCAGGACTCAAGCCGCGTTCTCGAAAGCGTCGAATGGCTGGAGCGCCGCACCTTGAATGCGAATAACCCATACCCTAATCTTCTTCAGTAATGAGAACTACATCAGTCACCCAATTTGACTTCGGTTCCGGAGAGACGAGCCCCTGGGCCTTTGGTCGCACGGATGACTCAAGGTACGCGTCAGGACTCGCTCTATCCAAGGATTTTATTCCCCGCTCCGAGGGACCCATCAGCAATCGCCCCGGCACTCAGAAGTTCACAGGTGCCTCCGTCTCAGCTGGCGTGAACCGGATGATCCCATTCTCCCCGACGACAAATCAGGGTTACCTCTTCGAGCTGTTCGACGCAGGACTTCGTGTAATTAAGCCAGGAACTGTTGGCCTCACAGCGGAGTATATCGTACTGACCAGCGTTTCAGACTATTCTAATCTTAGGGGTACATACGAATACTCAAGGGTGTCCGGGAATTATAAATATTTTCTCAAGTCTGCCTCAAATACGGACTTTAGTTCATACGAGTATGAGTATTACGAAATCAAATACAACTTTGTAACGGACACCTTCGTCAACATCTCCACCGTGTTGTTGGTTGTAGGGGATACGAATATATCAATAAGCGAAGAGCTCGTTTTTAGCTCTGGAGCATGGAAAACTCCGTCCCCTTATCTCATACCCCAGGATGTAGTAACTACGTACTCAGACCCTTTCCAGGCTCTAACAGCTACAGCGGCCTACTATGCTAGTGCAGATATTCGAGACGTTCGGTACACTGAGTCTGGGGACGTACTCTACCTTACACATCGAAGCTACCCACCCGCGGTACTCTACCTAAACTCATCTGGAGATTGGACGTTCGAAGTAATAGACTTCACGGCAGGCCCTTACGTTGGACCCGGTACTGACGAGAAGGACATCCAACTGAGCTTGGACGATTTTTCCTATCAAGTGAGTCTTGTGGCTCAGGGAGCGGACTTTTCTGTGCACAGTCCTGGGGATTACATATCCTACCGAGACAATACCGGTTGGGTTCTATCTGAATTTGTAGCTGTGGACGGAGGCGATAACACCCGGTGCAAGGTCCTCCCAGTCCAGAGAGTCTCTACGGATGTAGATGACTCTGCAAAGATAGAGTACCAAGGGACCTCCTCGCTTTTGTATCTTGGGTCCATTTCTTCTCCGACAGTATCTGCAAGCAAGGCCGTCTTTAACGCTGGCCTAGAAGGATCATGGTTTCGTTTCGAGGATATATTGTCCACAGGCCAAGGAACCACAGTCACTTGGGTTCAGCTTAATAACTATTTGGGTGTAGATACGGCTGCTTCTGGATTCTTCTATCACGGAGGAACTGGAGCTGCAGAGGTTGATGTATTCGTCACAGGTACTTCTAAGACTGGTGTAACTGAATATACAAGCATCCAAGAGATCCGGATTACAGACTCGACAGGAACCGCGCTCAACGAAACGAACCTTAGAAGTTCCGCCGCGCTCTTCGAATACCCTAGAGACGAGGGCCGTGTATTCCAAATCGTGATACAGGGGACTACAATCAACTGTACAGTTCTTTCCAGCGTAGTCAACACGACCACCAGAGCCGTTGTCTCCGTGGACTACGCTCTCCCGTACGACACGAACAACGAGTTGACGGATGATGGCCGTACGTCCGATTGGCGTAAGGGGGCCTTCTACACAGGCAACTACCCAGCGGCCTGTGCATTCTTTGCTCAACGCTTCGTCCTCGGTGGAACCCCATCGCATCCGGAAACCTTCT